GAATATGATGCGGCTGTATATGAACTTGATTATAGCCGATATCCTGTAATTGATTATGCTAAGGTAGAAAAAGAATTATCGGTAAAGGATATTAAGTTAACTAAGATTGTAAATACGTTAAAAGATGGAACTGTATTATGTGATATCAAGGTTGATTGGGTGTTACCAATTAGTAATCAGTGCAAACAAATACAGGTATATTACAAGCGTACAAACGAAGAAACATATACTTTACTAAATACATTCAGTGGCAACGAAACATCAGCAGTCATTAGATCAGTACTTACAACACAAAATTATGTGGTTCGTATTATATGTTTAAATGATTTAGGAATTGCAGGTCCTGGCATAGAAAAGACCATATATATTGCTGGAAAGGAAACAGCACCAGCAATGGTAAAACAATTTACGGTAGTACAGGATTCTATAAATAGTAGCATACTACATTTACAATGGGCGCCAAATCAAGAGCCGGATATATATGGATACCGTTTATATGATGATGCCGGAAAGGAACTTGTAAATTATATAGGGGCCACAAATTATACGTTCTTTGCAACAGAAAGCAAGACATATACATTTGGGATTAACGCCATTAATACGTCTGGGATTGAATCTGAAACTGCTACAAAGGTAAGTATTCAAATCACAATTACAGAGGGAAGTATAGCAGTTCCTGATAAAGTTAATTCAGCAAGTATTGAATTAACAAAAGAAGGGGTATTAATTGAATGGACTCCAATCACAAATACTTATATTGATTTCTATGAAGTCAGAAGTAATAGTAATACAGGTGATTTACAAGGCTTGATTGTAAAATCAAATTCTATTAGAGAGATAATACAACTTAAAAATAGAAAAGGAGACCTATTAATTTATGGACATAATTCGGTAAAAGGATATGGGCCAGGGTTAAATGTATCCTATGATTTCCAAAAGCTAGAAGCACCAATAGTAACATCTGTAAATATGGTCAAAGGATTTGCCTTATTAGTATCAAATATGCCAAGTACTGCTAATAGTATTCGGTTTTATATTGTAGGTTCTGCAAAGACAGATATTCTTAATTCCACAGGGAATACAATAACTTACACTGGTGATGCGGATATTTATCGTGTAAAAGCAGCATTTGTTGATGCTATAGGTGAAGGAATTGAATCTAATGAACTATTAGTTACTGTTTCGGCAACAATAGATCCAGCGTTATTAGATAAAGAAAGTTTAGGGCTGAAAGAATTTGATAAGCGTGTTAATGAACTCAGCGCAGAATTCAATAAGGTCTCTCACGAATATAGTACTAAAGTTGAAAACTTAAGCAGAGATGTAGAATCACGTATAACTCAACTCGATAATGGTATAGAGCTTAAAGTCACAAAAGGTCTTAAAGCATTAGATGGGAATGCTATTCTCTCAAGGATAAACCTTTATGAAGGTGGCGTTAAGATTGATGGTAAATTAATTCATATTACTGGCGATACTCTTATTGATGGGAATATTATCACAAATAGGATGATACAGGCTAATGCAATTACTGCTGACAAGTTGAAAGTGGATAGTTTATCTGCTCTATCTGCATATATAGGTGGCACACTCCGAGGCGGCAAGCTAATTGGCACAGAAATCCAAAATGAAAGCGGGTCATTTAAAGTTGACTCAAATGGTAACATTACGGGTTCCCATATCAATGGAGGATTAATTACTGGCGCAACAATTCGAGGTGTTAACATTGAGGGCCAGTCTATATACAATGCTGGATATAAGGTTAAGAGCCTTGATGTGAGAACGTATGAAGTTGCTCACGGGGATTATACGCCAATACCTGACGGATATAGTGAGGGTCAATGCGTATTTGTGCCGATTTCGTACAAAATAATTAGTAATGGTAAAGTTGGTAGGCGAGAGGGCCCAAATCTTGATTATTACGAAAGTAATTCGCCTAACTTTCCTATATATACTTCCGATGGAAGTAAGGTTGGGTTAATGGGCACTCGTAGAGCATACGCTGCTAGGACATTTTCTAATGACATAACAAGAAATTTAAAGACAGGGTGGATATATGTATTGGTAATTGCTAGACAATAATAAACGGGGGGGGTGCATATATGAAGGAATATAATTTTGATTTACATATAGGTCAAGACTACGGACTGACCTACATTATCGAGGACGGTGGCTCATATGATGGATATATCGCCATTATGAAGATTAGGCGAAAGCCTGATACAACTGAGGTGTTAGCAATTAATGGGGTGATAGAGGGCAACCGTATCACATTCCGTATTAACGGCAATGACACGGTTAGTAAGGTAGATGCTAAAGGTACTCATCAATATGATGCGTTTATTTACAATGATGATCGTAGTTTGAAATTAGGGTTTGGCGAAGTTAATATCATTCAAGATATTGCACGTCATTAATGAAAGGGGATTATATCATGGCACAAGAATTAAATGTTAATATTACAGGCATTAATTTACCGCCACTTAGATTGGAAGGTGCACCTGGTAAAAGCGCCTATGAATTATGGCTAGAATCCGGAAATTCCGGTACACGTGAGGACTTCTTAAATAGTTTAAAAGGACAAGATGGACGTAATGGGGATGACGGCTTACCAGGAAAAGATGCATCTGCAGAAGGTGCCTATGAAATGTTGTTAGGTCTAAATGTGTATTGTGAAAATAGTACTCCAAATGAAGTCCTAAAAGGTCTTATCCGTGGTTTGGGAGATGTTATTAAAAAACAGCCTAAACCATTTAACTTCAAACGTCCATCACAAGGGCAAACCTATATCAGTGTATCCGGCACGCCATATTTCAGAGTAGCATTACTTGGCCGAGGATTTGCTGCAGGTATTAGTCTTGGTGAAAATGGTGTTGCACAAATTCCATTAGATGAACCATTTAATACTAAGGATGTTGAGCTAGAATACTTTAATATGCTCGGTAGCATCGTCGGGACGTATCGTGTATCTGGCTACGCATCCGGTGAGGTAACAGGTCCAGACTTTGGGGCATTTGTTAAAGATGTTCAATTAACAACTTCGACTGTTGGTGTTACTGTTGTAGGCAAGGGTAAGGTGTATGAAAAAGGGGTCAAGGTGATTCCTACTACATTAGAATCTACAGGAAAATTTAATTTAGAAAATATGTTTAAAACTCTAGCAGAAAGAGTTAGTGAATACAAGAAAGTTGATTTTGTAGAATTTGACTTAACACAATTGCCTGACAATCCTGCTAAAGGTGGTAACTTCCCGGAAGTATGTAACAACTTTGATGATTTGGTAAGTTGCGGCGACAATACTATTATTAAAGTTAATCGAGGACAGGTGATTACTGTATCCGAAGACCCAATGACACCAAATCAAACGGGAGTGGCAACATCTATCAAGTTTAATTTTAGAGGAATTACTACGAAGAAAATCCAATTCAACGGCTCCGAACTTATCACTATGGAACAAGGAGCTAAATACGAATATGTATTTGCTACCGACACTATTAATAAAGTAGGTTAATTTTCTATAGGATAAGAAAGGAGTTCATGAATGGACGAAATCAGAATACTTCTGATGGAGGTAGGAATACCCCCCTATTTTGCGGACATTGGATTCTGGGTGACCCTGTTAGGGGTCATCTGGGCCGCACTTAGGGGCTCGTTTCGGGCAATGGTGTGGTTCTTGGAACACACATCAATAGCAGAGGTTAAACGTCAACTTGATGACTATGTAGGGCATAAGTTATCCAAACAAAGGGAATATTATGATGACCGTATGACAGATGCTATTAATAGTATCGGCAAATTAACGGAAAGTAATCAAGATATTCTAAGGCAATTGGTGAAGTTGGAGGAACGAGATGATGCTATATTTCACCGCTTGGATGCATTGGAAACCACAACGCAAGCACTAAATACAGAGTTAATGCATATTCAATTACTTAATAATATCCCAATTAAAAGGGGAATCACCATACCAAATGACGGAGGTGAAAGCCTTGGATAAGATGAAAGTAATTAATAAAGTTAAAACTATATATAGTTCAATCCGAATCGCTAATATTCACCCAACAGGTGTATTGGCTACAAGGGCACTAGTACTAATCATGCTAGTGCCTATTTTATTGGTGATTACTCAATACATCATGGCTTTTATTAGTGGTTATGTATCTGATGAAGCCAACAAGTTAATTAGTGTTGGTATTAATATCATAGATCATATATTCATACCTAGTGTCTTAACGGCTATAGTGGGCTTCTTAGGACTTTGGGTAGACCGAAATAACAATGGTATTCCAGACCAGTTAGAAAAGGAGGATAAACGATGAAAGTATTTATTAACCCAGGGCATGACATTAATTTAGACAGCGGAGCAGTAAACCCTAATACTGGCCGTCGTGAATGCGACGTCGCTCGTGATGCCGGCAAACTACTTATGCAGTATTTAGAAACCGCTGGGTGTGAAGTTAAAGCACTTCAAAATGATGATTTAGGTCTTGTATGTGAAACTTCTAACGAATGGGGAGCAAATATATTCGTATCGCTCCATTGTAACGCTTTTAACACGCAAGCACGTGGAACAGAAACTCTTTATAAGTCCTTTAATGGACAGCGCTTGGCGAATGACATCCAATCACAAATCATCCGTAGTATTAATACGGTTGATCGTGGTGTGAAAGAACGGCAAGATTTATGGGTGCTTAACGGCACAGATGCAACAGCCGTGTTAGTTGAAATGGCTTTTATAGATAATGATGAAGACCTAGCACTACTTAACAATGACCTTGATACTATAGTGCGTGCTATAGCAAGGGGCATTACGGACTTTATAGGAGGGGAATAATGTATGACAAAATCAAAATTTTACTTAATCACCCTACTTACCGCTATATTATTATCGGTGGTATTGGGCTCGTCATCTGTCTTTGCATCGGATACATCTTCTACCAACCAAGCGGAAGCAACAATAACGATTCCCTTAACACAATGGAACGAATTGAAAAGCAACAACGAGAAAGCCTTGAAACTAATAGAAGCATCCAGCGTTCCATTGACAGAAGCGCAGACCTTAGTCGTGAAGCAGCGACAAGAATTGAACGAAGCTCACAATATAATCAACAAATTGGAGAACGAATTAACCACAGCCAAAGCGGACTTAGTGAAGCAAGAAGTTACCTTAAACGAAATGCAGAGCTCTTTGACAGAGTTGAAAGGGCAAATCGACAACGACAAGAGAACAATCAAACGCTTAC